CCTTTTGCACGAAGTCAGGAAACGATTTATTGTTTCCTGCGTAGTGTCTGTATAACATTTGCTTAACCTGCACCGCAGGTGTCAGGTTGAAGCAGTTGTTATGCGTTACAGCCGCATCCCTGTGTTACTGCTCCCTGAGTTAGCAAGATAGGGTCTTTTTCCAATCTCGCCTGTATCATTGGGACTCGAACCCAACTCCCTCCGCTCCAGCCCTCAACAACCGAGCAGGAATCGAACCTGCCCTTTTGCGGATTGCCGAATTGAACGGCTCTTCCTTATCTCCGACCGTTCGGAGTCCAGATAACTTGTTATCTGGCGTAGAATCCGCATAACATTTGCTTAACCTGCGAAGTCAGGTTGAAGCAGTTGTTAGATGCCGGTATAGTAGACAAAGAATCCACCAACTAAAAAACCACACATAAAACCAATAAGCAACATCCAAAGCCCGATTGCACGTTCTCGCCTTATCTGCTTCATTGTAAATGTCTCCAATATTTCCTCCGGTTTAGTTCGTGTCAGTATAGTCGCCGTAGGCGGGTATACTGCTAAAGAATCCATCTAACATTTGCTTAACCTGCGAAGTCAGGTTGAAGCAGTTGTTAGACATTTTCTCAATATTGAAAGGCTCAACGAGCCTATATCTCATAGTGCGCAGGGTCCCAACCGATACCCCACTCATTCTTTTGGTCCCAGTCTCCGCCCCAGGTCATCCCGTGCTTTTTTATGACTTCGGCAAGCGACAACCAGAGGGCTACAGTACTCGCGTCTCTAATGAGCCACGGGATACGGCCGGATATGACTGGTACAATGTCGGCGGCAAGTCCGTCGGTGTGTTTGCTATGCCGTGCCTTCGTGATACGGAGCCTACTGTCTGCATAGGTTATCGGCGGAAGGCCGGCAATCTCCCGGAGTTTATTTATTTCCTCGAATGAGGCCCTACCTTGGGCATAATAGGCGTCTTGCACCTTCTGGTCCCGGTAGGTCTCAAGGACTGCGTAAGATATGCCTTTCTCGTCGAGTTCTTTCAGGGCTTTCTGAAGTTTTTCCCTAAACTCTGGTTTTAGCTTATTAAAGTCTTTGCAAATTCCCATGGTCCCGCATCTCCCTGTATTCGATTTGTTCATTCACTATTTGAGCAAGCCGTTCACGCTTGCTGTACATCCGTTCACCTACTTCAGGGAATACAATCCGTAACTGGTCCAGTAGTATCTGACAATCTGCTATCTCATCAACTACATCGTATTCGAATGTTTCGTCTTTGTATAACAGATAGCGGGACAAGGCAGAGGACAATTCGCCAAGCTCTTCGATGGTTTTAAGTATTTGATTTTTAACTCCCCACTTTTTGATTGCAAGTTCTTCGATATTCATTCCGTGCCTCCACTGTAAAAATCGTAACACGGTAATTTTAATCTGTCAAGTTTTATTTTATACTTTTTATTAATCCCTTCCACTTCCCGATCTCTCTGAATGATATAAAAAGGCTCCCGGAAAGTATAAATGCCAAAAACGGATACAGGCTATGGTCCAGCAAAAACACCACCGTTGATACCAGGAAGAATAATCCCTTAACACTTATGAGTTTTATGACAAGGTCCCGAACTCGTTGCCATACGCTTGCGATAAAAAGCATATCGCCCTCCTATTTCAGTATCGCTGTTATAAGCGAAGCGACTGCGGTTATTGTCGCCGCAATCATTATTCCTCTGGTGGCAATCTTCTGTTTTTCAAGCTCTACAATGAGCTCGTCAGCATGCCGGCGCCGTTCAAGGCTGTCTTTCTTTATCGCTTCCTGTTCCTTTATATACTCGTCTAAAAGTTCAGCCCCGTAACAGGTTTCTTTTCTTTCTACGTCAACGTAGTGCCTGAACCTTTGGTCTGTTTCAGCCTGCCATTCGTAAGCGCCCTTCATCATCTCGTCCAGCTTCGCCATGTGTTGCCGGCTTTCCTCTATATAGGCCCGCAATTCGCCCCGTAGTCCATTGCGCCCGTCGATACCGACAAGGGCTGTACGCAGTTCCTTTACATCGCCCCGCAGATCCGATATCTCACGGAAGGCTTTCCCGATATCCCGCTGTTGTTCTAAGTCTTCGTTTGTCGGCATTTATTCCTCCCAATCCTGCTTTAATCCTTTCCTGCGGTATCCCATGGGCCAGAAATTGTTTCATTACAAATATTGAGCAAGCTCATTTGCAGAACTCCTCCTTCAATGATTGTATTATATCAATATCAGTTTCTGCAAGTATTTTGTCTTTTATTCCCCGCGCCTGTAGTACAATATCAGAAGCATTCTTGAAAGCCTGCAATACAAATAGTCCAAACGTATCGGCATCCATCATTATCGTTTTATTGTCGGTGGTTATTACAAAAGCAGAAAGCTTGATACCAAGGGTAATTGCGTTTTGCAAGGCCTGATAGGCAACCTGTGCCCCGATGTCAAGCGGATACTGTTCGCCATTAAAATTAAAACCTCGCTTGAAAAGTATGTCCTTATGGCTGTTTATCGCCTGTATTGCTGTTTGTCTCGCCTGTTCAAGTTTCTCAGCTTCCACCTGTGCTTTTGTTTTACCTGTTAAAGTCATGATAGTCTCCTGTGTCCCAATCGCTGCAAGAGCCGGTATAAAATCGGCGTACTGTAATGTACAGCTCCCCATTGTCATTTACATACGCATCGAGTATTTTCCCATTTGTATCATCGTATATGGTAGGCCATATCACTGAGTTACTGTCAAACTGATATTCCTCACCATCAATAATGATAGTGTTTTCGTCAACATATTTGATGCTAGTATCTTCAGTATCCGATTTTACGGGACTATATTTAATCATCATTGTTTCCACCTCCCAATAGCAGTCCATGCAATGTAAATTGAAAATGCATTACTAAATGTAGACCATAGGCGAACACCGATTCTGAATGTTGATGAAGTTAACCCACCTTGATAATTAAAATTGATTCCTGGTGCGCCAGCGTTTAGGTCGTTATGATAGTGTACTTGTCCACCTTGTATCATAGGTGTTTCTATAAAACTGGCGGGAAAATTTCGTAGCTGATCATATATCATAGTAGAGTTGATAACGTTACTCATAGATGCTAAACCATAGCAGATCATCGTTCCATCGCTAAACTTAATCCAATTGCCATTGGAGTTTTCGCCTACCTCGATTATGCCGGCCCCAAGCTGGACGGGGAAGGAGCCTATAGGAATAGATGAGTAGTAGGAAGTATTAAGACGCTGGACTAGATAACCATCAGAATTTCTTCTATACACACACAAAACCTTGCCGTCAGGCAGTACGGCAAGTCCAGAGTACGCGGAGTTTGCACTATTAACTACCGTTTCACTTCCCCATGCTCCACCAGTATCACGAATGCGCTGAACTAGATAGTAATCAGAATATCTTGTGTACACACACAAAACCCTACCGTCAGGAAGCACAGCAAGGCTAGGTAAATCAGAGCTCGCACTATTAACTTCCGTTTCACTGCCCCATGTACCACTGGTATCACGAATACGCTGGACTAGATAGCCATTACTGGCACTTCTATACACACATAACACTCTGCCATCAGGTAGCAAGACAAGACTTGGCATATAAGCATTTGCACTATTAACTACTGTTTCACCACTCCAAGTACCGTTTGTATCACGAATGCGTTGAACTAGATAGTTGTCAGCCGTTCTTGTATATACACACAACACTCTGCCGTCTGATAGTACAGCAAGACTTGGTAAATCAGCGTATGTATTGTTAATTACTATTTCACTTCCCCATGTACCACTGGTATCACGAATACGCTGGACTAGATAGTAATCAGGATATCTCATATACACACACAAAACCCGGCCATCAGGTAGCACGGCAAGACTGGGGATATAAGAGATTGTACTACTAACTACTGTTTCACTGCCCCAGTTGCCGCTGGTATCACGAATACGCTGGACTAGATAGTGGTCAGAATATCTTATATACACACACAAAACCCGGCCATCAGGTAGTACTGCAAGACTGCCGTAATATATTTTTGCACTATTAACTGCTGTCTCACTACCCCAGGTTCCGTATAACCACGTCCCTGCAAAGTTTATGTTTACACTCGACTCTTTCACGGTAGAGTTTTTTATATATATCTGGTTGGCCATCATGGTGCCACCGGCGTTTATAAAGACGCCTGGTAGATTATCAGGATTATTCCCGTATTGGTCATACCCACCTGAATATATTGCCCCGCTATCTTGAAGACGCAGGTATTTCGCCATCAGTTTGTTAATAAACGCATCGACAGATACCAATGTTTGACAGAATGCGGTGGCATCACTTGCGTCTGCAATTGCAAGCAAATCCTGTAGTGCTGCCATTTTATTTTGTGTTGTTATACCGCTATCAGTCCATAGAGAGCCTGTCCACTTGTAAAACTTCCCGTCAGCAGTACAAAGGCACCAATCGCCATCGATTTTATCAGGGAAGCTGCCAGACGTCGGAACGCTTGATGTTAGACCTAAATATAATGGAGTACCTATAAAAATTCTAACTGCATTACTCCAGTCATCTGGTTCTATTTCCAGCATGACTTGTGTCGCAGATACAATAGTCGTATAGCTTATCAACCAGATTGGGGATCTTGATGCATTTGGTTGCGTCTCCGTCCATCCATTAGTCAGACCGCTAAATGAATTTGTTGTTACATTATACGTCACTGTATCAGACGGTTTTTCAGGCTGTATCTTTGCATCCTGGTATAAATAAACAGTTAGTCTCTTGCTTGCTATTGAATCGACGTAAGACCAAGGGACACTCCCTGATACTGTAGTTGAGGTGTTTGCTGTCGTAGAAGTATATTCGTCAATCGCTTCTGCTGTGTAGTCGTACAATTCTTCAGCAGGGTTGTAACTTTTAGAAATAATTCTGACCGTGTTTGTTCCAATACCTGGTTCAGAAATACTGACAATTTCACCTACAGCTTTTTCAATCTTACTATGAAAGCTGTACACAAAATCAGAATACTTGTAATAGTTTACGAGCAGGTTGGCCAGATTATCAGCCACATCTTTTTGAAAAATAAAACGCGATTTATAAGTCAGGACCTTCTCAGTCCCTTCTTGTCTCACTACTACGGTTTTGTTTGTACCTTCCGGTTTTATGATAATACTCGATGCGGTTATATCAAGTTTACGAATAAATTGAGATACAGATTGATTAGTATTTTTAATTGACAAAAGTATCTTGCTTTCATTCAAAAACTTTTCAACAGATATCCCTGGATCAGCAGACAAATCAAGAGATGGATTTTCATAGTATAGAACGTTTCCCTTTTCGTGTACTAAATCTGGAAACCATTCTTTCCCCGTGCCATCATCTTTTTCCCCGAGGTACTTACCTGGGGGAATTTCAATGAGACATTTGTATCCATCACGTGCTCCAGAGGTATCGGAAAAGATAACCCCGGAAGAAACGGTTTCAAGGCTTGCCCATTCAATAATAACTTTCTCAAATTCTTCTTCTATTTTTCTCTGCTCTACGATATTTCGTAGATTAGTTTCATTGAATACGAATGGCGATGATGGGATGCTTGGATTTAAAGATCTTACTACAAACCGCCCAGATGCGTCAAAATCAAACACATAACCGTATTCAAAAAGCAAAGTCTCTATAACAGTAAAATAAGCGTCTTTGTCTTCTTCTGTAGTAAGAATTGGGACAATATTAGGAATGGCGAAAGACTGTATATCAGTGACTCCAGCTTTTGAAAGAATATCTACTACAATTGCTTGTACGGTTTGATTTCGATATAGCAATCGCTGTGGAATTTTTCTTTTTAGTAGATATGATGGTGAAACCAGCTCAATTTTAACCCGTTCTAATTTTTGAGTTTTTTCGAACCCTAGTGTTTTACGAATATAACCGGTAAAAACAACTGTTGAGTCTTTCTTTATCCTTGCCTTTACATCAATTTTATTATTTAATAAATACCTTAATTGGTTGTATAGGGTTTCGTTTGGCGCAAATTGTACTTTTGCATTATTATCCGCGTTTTTTAATTTATTGTGAAATATTTCCTGAATTTCTATGGTATCAATTGCCGCTTCAACTTCTTCCCATAAGTTATTCAGGTATAATTCAACTTTAACCTGATTCATTCATAACTCCTTAATACGATGCTAAGCCGAGTTTAATAGCCTGCTTTATTTCTTCGAGGAAAGCTAATGCCGCTTCACGGTTTGTTCCATTAATGGTTTCTATGTCGATATAAAAATTGTTAGTGATATTTTGGCCGCCGGTATAACTTGCAGCAGCACCACCACCTGCATAACCAACACCAGCAGATGACCCAGCCCTATCCAATTGAGCAGTAGTCAAATCTCCAAGCATGAGGCTGTTAACGTCTTGTTTTTTCATCCGCCAATTAATGTCTACAAATGGGATATTATCTAATGCCCCTAAAACCGCATTAATTGTATCAGCGATAAGATTGTAAAGGGAAGCAATAATCCATATCACCGCATTAGCAAACGGTTTGATAGCATAATTGTATAACAGCACAAAACCGTTGGTGACAAACTCGATGATCGGAGTTAGGGCGATCGTTGCTGGTAACAATATCTTGCCAATTGTTTGACCAAGGATTGCAAGGATCCCAACAATAGGCCTAAGCAGGCTATCTATTGTCGGTGCTACAACATCATAAGCAGCTTTAACAACCACCGACAATGCAGACATCATAGCTGTAACTGGAGCGCTTGCCATTACAAGCTCCATAAACATGGCCGCCCCTGTACTAAAAAGAGAACCAATATCATCAATTATTATTGACAGCGGATCCATGCTCTTCCCAAATACAGTGTACGGATCACTCTCTTGTTCCGGTTGCTGTTCTTTCATCGCTAGCTCTGCGTAATACATCGCGAGCGCTTCCTCAAGCGCTCTCTCTGTTGCTTGGGTATACGCTACCCGCAAATCATTTCCAAGCAGACTGTAAGACTGCGCCTGCAACGCTTGCAGATCTGCAAAATCAAAACCGCCACGCACTTTTATCGGCGTAAATTTTGCAAGCTCTGCAGTCTGTTTTTTTTGAGCATCAACTTGTTGCTGCTGCAGTTGCATTGCCCGCTGGCTCCAGAGCGTGATCGCCGCGTTGACCTTTGTAAGCTGGTCCTGATACATCTTCATATTATCAGCAATTGTTGCGGCAACCCCTACATCGCCAATTTCTAAAGCTTTTTTTCGATTTGCTTCATACTTGGCGATAGTTGCGTTTAACGAGTCCCGTTCTCTCTTAAGCTCGTCCAAATATCGCTGAGCATCATTTAATGTGTATGTCTGCCCAGCTCCACCACTCATTGCTTCATCAATAGCTTTTTTGTGGTTTAATAGCTCTGCAAGTTTTGCGATAAGCTGAGACAGCCCGCTGATAATCGGTGCAAAAAAATCAGAAGTAAAACTACCAAGCGCCTGCTTGAGGTCGCCCCATGCTTCGCTCAAGTTTTTCACAGACTGGGTATAGGTGCTCCCGAGATTCCCGGCAAATTCCCCATACTTTGTATTTAATAGATCGACTGCTTTTCCTTGGGCAAGTTCTTCGTCGGTGAGATTCTTCACTTCAGGGAAAAGCTTTTGCAGCTCCCTGGTTTGGCCTTCGAGCGTTCCGAGCAGCATATTCGCCGACTGCGTCCAGTCTTTTCCGGTCACATTGGACAGGATTGTTGCTGCATTGGTGAGTTTTTCTATTTCAGCCACACTGCGACCAGATACTGCAAGCGATGACACCATCTGCTCGATGGCATCTTTACTGGCAAGCGTTGTGGTTGACAGTTCTTGTATCAGATTAGTTGCTCGGGTATAATCGGCATAATTATTTGCAAAAGCATTCGATAACGCTCGGTACTTTCGGTCAGCTTCTTCAAAAGATTTTGCGGCATCCATCATCCCCGAGGTAAGTTTTTTTATTCCTTCAATGGATGCCATTGCAACAAGTCCGGCGCCCAAGGTGTTTTTTAACTTATCTGCAACACTATGCAGATCGTGTATGCTGTTTTTTGCACGATCTATGGGCCCAGTATCAGCTTTCCCGTTGATATAATACGTTACTTTTGCCGGCATTATTTCACCTCATAATAATAGTCTATTTTCTCCGCATCGCCGTCTCGTTTTCTCTCTTTAACTTCTCAATCCATAAATCGCGGAGGATATTTAAGATCTGCATTGTTTTGTAAGGTTGTTGTATTGGAGGTCCTTCGCATGGCATCATGACAAAGTAACCATGTTTCGGGTGGATAATCATAAAAAATAAATCAATAAAAAAATGCCATTTTTTAAACGCGTCAAAGAGGGCCACATCACAATCGATGCGCCCTCCATCAAAAATTATTTTTGCAACATCTCGGATTTCTTGGACTTCGTTTTTTTTAATGTAATAGCGTTCATCCAGGCTTCGATGATATCGGAAAACAATGTCCCAGAATTCATAAGGACTTTTGCTACATCCTTATTGGTAGCCTTAACTCCGCCGTCTGTGAAAGAGTGTTCAATAATGCAGGATGGGAAAATCTTTTCAAGGGCCTGTACATTTTCTGCTCCATCGGTTGAAAACTCCCGAGCCTCTGCCATTGTAGGTTCACGGAGTACGATGTAATCGGCATCGTCAATATCGTAGCGCACGGTGAAAATCAGTTTTTCTTGAGCTTCTTTCAGATCCATGTTAACTCCTCTTAGTATGCAGTAGATCGCAGGTTGACGAGTTCTGCTTTGACAGGCTCCTGCCCAGATCCCTCGGTTGCTCTCATGGAGAGTGTGTACTTAATAATGTCAGCGCCAGAGATGGTGGGACTTGCATCTTCAACTTGAGCAAAGGGGATGGTAAAGGATAAGGAATAAGGTACATCATCGTCGGCAATTTCGCCGTTTACAAAGTTGATGACAACCTCGACAACCGCATCAGTCAGAAAATAACTGTCGCGGATACTGTCAGAAGTGCTGTTATACAAAACATCAGCGGAGATCTTAACATCCCGCGCCCCCTGTTCTGGGGCGGTTAAATAAAGCCCGGTAGCAGTGGTTTGCAATTGACTGAGATTATTGTTATACTCAAACTTTATATTGGTTGCATCGAGCACCTGATTGTTAACCTTGATCTGGGCGTTCGCGAACCGGAATGCTTTCAATGCGGAAGGTGTTAGACTTCCTGTCGTGCCGCTTTCTTCATCCTTACCAATGACGTTTATGTCTAACTTAAGGTAGTCCTCAGCGTCAGCGTTAAAGCTCATTGTATTGATTTTGCATCCGGTATATGCAAAACCCTTTACCACACGGTCAATAGTAAACGTGTACGATGGCAAAGTGCCCGTTGCAGATATCGGTGTAAAGGTGTGATTATATGCGTCAGTGGTCCCGACTTGTGCAGGGGTACCTTCCACCCCAAAGAGGCCCTTTAAAAAGAACCCAACATCATCCGGCCGAGCCAATGCTGACAAAGAGCCTTCAACCTTCCGGCTCATCGTTGCGACTCGCCCCGTCATTTTCCCACCGGTTAAAAGGCCTTCATCCTTCTTCCCAAGATTTAGTTTAAAACCTTCGCTCGATACCAGGATCTGGTTAGTCGGCGTCGCCTTAGTCCCGTAGGTGTTTTCTATTCCGTATTGGACTTTTAATCCGCTTCCGCTTGCCATAGTTATCTCCTCTCATAATAATAGTCTAGTTTTTTCGGACCTTTAAGTTTCAGTTAATAGTTCGATTTGGGCCTCAAAGGCTTTTCTGTTCTGCACGCCCTCAACATCGGTGTAAAATCGTATCGACCGGATAAAAGACACATCGCAAACACCGCCCAACGATAGATCTTGCTCAATGGCAAGATACAAAGCATCAGCGTAAGCCGCAAGGCGTTCCTGCAAAGTCGCTTCATCACTTCCCCCAATAACACCGTACACCATTATTTTAATGCGAGCTAAATGACTTTCGGTTGTTAGTGTGTCATATTCAACATCTGATAAATGCAAAAACAAAATTTTATTTTCAGAATGCATGGTCATGTCCGGGTAGTCGTAAACCACTTTTTGTATTTCTGGTTTATCGTTTTGATTTATTGCGTTGATTTTATTCTCAAGATACTTGCCCACCGCTTCAAGCAATCCGGCAAATGTCATCTATCGCCTCCTCCGAGTTTATTTATTTCGTCTTGCAAAACCGCCGTCATCAACTGTTCTGCCTTTCCAGTGTTAAAATAATCATGGATGACCGGCAAGATAAATTGACGCCGCGGCAATGTCACCTGCCGAATTGTCTTCCATTCACCATCAACCTGGAATCGTAAATATTTTCTGCTTGATTTTCTCGGCATGATTGTTACTGGTCCAAGCTCATGAAACGTTGCATAAAACTTTGTGCTCTCAAATATCCCCGTAAAATTTGGGAAACTTTTATATTTCAAACTGCGAGCGAGTCCGCCAGTTTTTCGCTTTAAAACTTGCCCTTTTAATTTTGTATTTCTGATTTCTTTCTTTATCTCTGCGCTAACACGGTTCATCATCCGCCGTGCAATGTATTTCATTTTATTTTTTAACGATCCAAGAGTATTATCAAATTGGCTTGTGTCGATAGATACCTGCGCAGATAGCATTACAAAATCCTATACGGAGAAATTGCTCTCAGCCATTTGTCAAAGTTGGTGTAGTTGACAAATGTTGTCCCGACACCATCCGGAGTATTAAGACCTGTGACACCAATACGTTTACCAGTTTCCATGTATTTAAGACTTGCAATTTGGAGAACCGCAAGTTTTATTGCATCGGGGACGGTGGCATTTGAATTCCATAAGAGTAAAGGAATAATGGTCCCAGGTTTCATATATCCTGTGTAATATTCAACTTTAATAAATCCCGAATAATTATTTTTTAACGTGATGTAATTCTTATGAACTTTTTTTATATCGTCAGCTGTCAACTCGTTATCGTTGATTTTTATCGACTCAATAGCGCTCACCAATTCCGATACTGGGATGAAATCATTATTATTCATCATCCCATAATCCTCGGCTGGCGAAAAATCCAAACGGTACCCAAGGAATTGTTCAACTATATTTTGCGCTGCCCCAATGACCAGCTCTTTTACCGAGGTATTTTTATCGTTGTAGTCGTTGGTGTACGCGTTGAATTCTTCGACGGATATTATCATTTATTCCTCCGCAATTGTCGCAAGACCCTTATCGATAAGCACTCTTGCTGTCGATTCGGTGATTTTTTCTCCGATGATGTATCTACCAGGATGTATAATCCCTTCCGGAGTGTAGAGCGGTATCGTTGTGACTACAACATCAATTTTAGCGTCAGCCTTTTTGCTGTCCATTGCCACTGCATCATCAGCAGTAGCAATGGCAGGATTTTTACTCCGTGCCATTGCTTGCTCCTTTATTAGCTATTCTTCACCTTGAGGCGATAGAACCGGTCTTTGATAATCGGTGCAAAATTCATGTACTGTATCGCCTGCACAGTGATGTTGTCGGACCCTATAGTAACCACCTTATCGATGGTGAGCTCGTTAGCATAAGCCCAGGCGTACTTAGAGAAGTCTCCACCAACTGCCACGTATTGATCGCCAGCGATAGTATTAGGCGCATAAGTAGACAGGATGATAGGGGTGCCCATGACCTGCATATTGAGGAGCTGATACTTGATGGGGTCGGTCCCGGCGGTTGCATCAGCAAGGATGGTTGCAAAAACATCGGGATGCATAACAATCGCCTTGCCAGCGGCCCCGGACATAACGGCATTGACCTTAACCGCTAGGGTTACAAGATCTGCAGTTTTAATACCGCCAACAGTGCCGGTTGTAATATCCTGGCTTGTAGGTACGCCATTGTTGTCAGCGACAAATACGCCGAGGCCATTGTTGCCAGTACCACTACCGACAAGGATCTGCTCATCGACTGCACCGGCAAAAGCCTCTGCAAAGATGGCAGGGAGGTCCCGATCAAAGCTGGTAGACATCAACGCAAGCCGAGACACAGGCAGAACCGATACATAGGGCTTAGGCTGGAGCGTTTTGGGGCTCAATACCGCGGTACTATCAGCGGATACACCGGTCACGCCTTCGGCGTTACCAGCAGGCTTTGCAAGGTGCGGGGAGAGTACGGGGATAACCGTAGATGCATTGGGCCCGCCAAACTTAGACACAAGACCAGCGAGCTTGTTGCCGTCCACAATAGCGCGGATAATATCAGACACTACATTGACAGCGCCAGCGCCATTCTGAGTGATGGCACGCTTTTCCATGAGAGCAGACCGGACTTCACTCCAAGCGGTTTTAGCATCAGCGACTACATCGACAGCAGGCTGAGCGGCGCGCTGTTCCAGCTCCATTTTCTTTGCCTGGAGTTTTTCAATTTCCGCCTTTGCGGTGGTGGCGTCCACTTCCTTTTTCTGGGCTTTTTCAAGCCAGCTTCTCATCTCGAGTTTTATTATTTCGAGTTCGTTCATAATCATGCTCCTATATCATTGTTTCTAGCTCGACCAAAGTCTCAAGGTCCGCAAGGGCTCTCTGCTCATCATCAGGCTGAGTAGTCTCTGCTGGCTCAGTCTGCGCCTGTGCTTGAGCCTGTGGCTCTTGGTTTCCCGGTTCGAGTATGGTAGTTATCGCACGCACTACGGCGGCGAGTTTTCCCTTGTCTTCTACAGTCAGTTCCGGTTTTGACAAAACAGTAATAGCCTCGCCAAGGTCTATGCCCCGGACCTGTTTAATGGTGCTGATTGTCGACCTGGTAACCGCCACGCTTGTGGTGTCCTCGTAAGCGGGGAAAGCCACCATAAAAGACACCTCAAAAAGTTTAACCTCTTTGAGCGTTACAATATCAACGCCGGCCTCGCTTCGAGTCTCAGTAATAATCGGCTGGAAACCGAAAGACATGGTTTTAATGTCCCCGCGAGCAATAACCTCATAAGCGTCTCTTGCATAGGTTGTGTCTGGCAAATCTACTTCGATATAGAGCCCGTCATCACGATCATCAAACCGGAGTGTGCCAGCACCAAGCGAACCTAGAACCTTCGTTGCGTCATGATTTACCAGTGCCACTACATTTCGTTCCGAGATGGATTTCTTAAAAGCCCCTGGAGCAATCTCTTCGTAAATCCCGTACATATCAACAGAGCGCTTGTTATACGAGATAAACCCAAACAGTTTTCGCTTCCCTTCAACCTGCTCGGCTTTAAGCTCGCTTTCAATGCTGCGCTTTTCGTAGTCTATCGGTAATCCTTTCATCTTAATACTCCCCTGTTTTATCCTGCTCGAGCTGTTGCAATGCAAGTTTTTGCGTTGCAATTCTCGCAGCAATGGTTTCTTCGTTCACCGGTAAAAGGTTTGCCGGCAAATGCGGCACATCCCCAGCAGGCCCTATGGTCGGTAAATTCTCTTTTGCCCTCGCTTCATTGATAGTTAAAATGCCGGAGCCGATTTCTTTTGTGTAGGCATCAATCTTTGCTGAGGTATCAAGCTTTAATAGCGTGTTGTAATTCGGCTCCACATATAAATAGTCTAGTTCTGATAGTGTTAACAAAGATTCAAAACCATCAACGAAAGCCTCGGCGATAGGTCTCACTGCAAAGTCGATAAATATCGTGTAGAGACTTTCAAGGCCATTGTATTTGTTTTCCCCGTGCAACAAGGAAGTCGGCACATTAAAAACTTTTGCAATTAGCTCCTGAACAACCTGCAAGTTTTCATTGAGCTGATTTTCCCGATTGCTTTTTCCGCCTACATCAAGGGACTCGTACTTCACACCCTGCACCGATTTAATAATAGGCTTCCCGGAATTAAGCACACCCGCAAAGTCATTGATAAACTTTGCTTTTACATCTTCAATTTGTTCTCGAGTTAGTCGCGCGGTGTTCAGCAATTCTGAAATATCGAGAATAATTTTTTTATCGACCCCAAAAGAATTGTCCATGGTAGCCCGGAAGTAGTTGTCCATAGCAATGGCAAGGTCGAATGCTGAGCGATAGTAGTCAAAAATTGATTGCCCCTTAAGTCCGTTAAAACCAAACCGCGAAGGGATATGCAGGATCTCGTCAGCGGAGTACGTTCTATCCGATGCCTGATACACGATGCTTGCCCCGGACCGCACTGGCTCGATGGTCGATGGGTCTATCCGCAGTAGTGCTGTAACATTATTTCCGGTCCTATATTTGTACGCGTAAAAATTACCGTTGAAGTAATCGACCACCATCTGGTAATAAAATAGATACGACGGCGTCGTGAGATTAGGTCTCCGCAAAATCCGTGCAACAGTATGGTCCCTTACTTTTTCCCGCGATCCATTATCCCGCTTACGATACAAATCAAATGGCAAAGACGATAATGCCCCGGAAATCAGGTCAATGCAAGCAAGTGCCACTGGATGTTTGTTAATTTGATACTGATACCCGGGGCTGCCCTCTGTTACGATAAACTGAGTATTTACAATCGCCCGTTTCCCAAAATTAAATATTCCCATAGCATCCTCATAATAATAGTCTAGTTTTACAAGAGCGCCATTAAATCATCGTATGTGTAGGCTGACCCCATAGCCTTTATTTTTTCACTGAGTATACTGTAGGCCATAATTGATGTAATAACCGCATCAATTCTTTTGTAGGTTCTGTTTGTCTGAGGCTTAAGCGGTTTGTAATTGCCATTAACATCCGGTTTAATAACAGCACAAGAGAGCATCCACCGCATAATAGGATTACTGTCAATAATCAAACCGTCGTAAATAGCTTTTTCCCATTCCTTTGTCGGGACCGCCATCGATTTAAGGCTCTGATCAAAATCAATTGACACAATATCCTGCGTTAAATGCTCAAACACAAACTTTGACTGATAGCGGTCATAAACAACAGCCAAAATATTTTGACTTTGATACAGTTCCGCGATTTTCCCTGCAATAAAAGCGTAGTCGACCGTAGGCCCCGGAGTCAGCGTAATCAAACCGTCATCAATCCATGCTTTGATTAAAATATTTTCTTCGGCCTTATTGACCGCCTGCTCTTCCGGAATGTAGAACCAATGCCGAGCAACATACTTTTCTTTTTCTGCCCACCAGGTATACATCGAGAGCACGGTAAAATCCGAAACCTTCGACAGGTCAAACGATAGTACTGACGGAGCGGTTGCAAGATCTTCCATGGCAGGGCTTTTCTTCATGCACTTCCGGAAAACGTCATCAGGTATCCAAGCATCAATGACCGGGTCAACCCAAAGGTTGCACGTGAGCTGTTTGTAGTCGGACTGCTTGTGCGGTTTCTGCTTAGCCTCCTCGAGGTCCGCTTTAAAATCCCGGTCAAAATCGAGAACACCACACGCGAGCATCGGGTTTGCCTTTGGTAACTTTGCCGGGTCATCCCAGCGGTCCCCTTCGTCAAGCTCGTAGAGGATGGTAAAGGTACTCAGGTCCTCAATAATGCCGTCAAGGATTTTTTTACAACGCTCATATTCCTGGTAGTATGGTGTTTGCTTGTTATTGCCATTGGTGGTGATAATGACTGCAAGCGGTGAGGTGACAGAGCGGAAACCGTACCTGATAATCGAGAGAAGCTCGTCCGTGGGGTATAGGTAATACTCGTCAAAAATCGCAAGGGACGCAATAAAGCCCTGCTTTGTTTTTGCTCCTTTTGATAAGCATGTGATAGTCGAGAAATTCTGCGGATGCAAGATAGTTTTTGTGCGGCTCGTGACCTCGAGCTCTTTCGCCAATTCCGGCGATGACATGACCGCTAGTTCAATCGGCTCGTAGACACTTTTAGTCTGCGGCTGATCGAGAGCGGCAAGGTATGCCCTTCCACCCTTCCGTGAGAACAAATCGTAAAGGGCAAACACTGCATTGAGCGTTGACTTACCATTTTTTTTTGCCGTTGATATAACGGCGGTTCTTGTGACGCGGGTATTGTCTGCCAAATATTTAAATCCGTAAATACCGGCAATAATAAAAGCCTGCCATGGCTGGATCTGTATCGGTCCCCACTCGCCACCAGCGTTGACCTTGAGGTACTCTTCCGCAAAGTTGATAATAAGCGACACTTCATCCGCGTCAAAGTAAATGCCAAGGCTTTTCGCTTCCCGCTTCATTTTCTTAAAACGCTTTACTGCCTGCTTAACCGTCTTGCAGGTCATCTCCGGGTGAGCCTCGACCCAGTCAATATACTCATCCCACCGAGTCATTCTACCCTCCGGCGCTTTTTACTTTGTTTGTCTTTAAGTTTTTCGAGGACCCCCTGGGCAAGTTTTGTTTGCGAAATATCTAAAGCAAGCCGGGTACGCTGAATCGGACTGATACCGTACTTGAGTAAGATGTCATGGAAGGTCCTGACGCCTTTAAGGTACGCCCCAAAGAGGACTTTGTACTCTTTATCTGTTACTTCAAGTTTGCGAAGTACCGCAATCTGCCGCTCGGTCTCTTGCAGAATTAAAAACGCATTCTCCAGATCCGGGATGTCAGCATAGGATAAGACACCCCAGAGAATAAGCTGGTCAGTAAGCAAGCCCCATCGCTTTTTAATTTCTTCCGAGGTGATGCGAGCCGGCGGCTCGAGTTGCTCGCCTTGCGGTATCATCGGGAGCTGGTCATCGATGCGATGCCCATGTTTTTTTTCATCGTACACATTGAGGGCTTTAAGCACTGCAGTGGGCTTCCCATTACCACCACGACGGCCCTTAACCGCATCAGGGTTCAAATTCATAACCGCCCCCTATGGATTTCAAAATCAATCTTTGGCGCACGCTGTGGAGCGCCGTTTGTGGATAACATGTGGACAACTTTTTTTGACACCCCCCTATGGGTCTCGCTTGGTTGTGTATCTTTTTTCATACACCTTTACCCTTTTGTATTCGCCTCGATGTTGTCTCCAGTTGCGTCAGTCTCCGATGGCAATGTTCACATAAAACAATAAGATTTTCCGGGGCGTAGAATAGACTGGCATCACCTCGTGGTGGTTGGACATGATGCACTTGTAGCCCAACAGTTACACCGCAGATTGCGCAGTACGGTTGCCGTTTGATGATCTCGCTTTTAAGTTTTCGCCATTTGTAAGTACGATACATTGATTGGTTTGTTCGGTTTGCTGTGGCAAAAGGTTTTGATTCTGTAGCCGTTTGCACTGGGCGCTGGTGTCGCTCACAATAGCCTGGTCTATCAAGTATGTAATTACAGCCTGGAGTCTTACAGCGGTATAGTTTCATCATAAACCTCCCGCAGATCTTCGAGGCTAAGCATCGAATCGTCTTTTCGTTGAGCTCGAGCTGATTTGTCTTGGCTCTGTGTCACTATCTTTAAAACTTCAAAATACAAAGTCCCGACGGGGTTCTTGACAATGCGCCAGTCTGGACGGCGCGTGTAACGTTCTATAAGCCTGTAATATACTTCTTGCTTGATGTCATCGATTTTTTGTTCAGGAATAACAATTCGATGCCTAACAGCGTAAGTTATAATGAGACTATCGATAACACTCTCAGACAAGAGCATCATCTCCCCTAAGACTTTGGGGTTTCTTGTTTTTAGATATTTTTCTTGCAACTGTAAATATTCCATCTTAAAATTATTATTATTCATACTCAAAATGGGATATCGTCTTTGAATTCTTTACTGTCGTCGGCCTTTTGTTCTGGCTTCTTGTGGAAAAGTTTATCAACCTTGCCGGAGATAATTTTTATCTTAGTCATCTTCTGGCCTTCCTTCTCCCATACGTCTTGCCGAAGGACGCCTTGCACGCGGATCTTATCGCCCTTTGACAGTTTAAGTTCCTCAAAGGCCACCACGTCAAAGAAGCTGGCGGCTTCCTCCTTCCCGGTCCAGTAGTTGCTTGCAATTGAAAAAGTTGTGAACGGTTTTCCGTCTTTCGAGTATTTCAGATCCGCATCGCGGACCAGTCGACCTTCGATAACGACCAAATTAAAGTCTGTCATATATCCTCCTAAGTTAGTTATTATAACGCAATCCGCCATCGTTTGCAATAGCGGTTATTACCTCAATTAAACCGGTTAAAATTGCGTCGGTTTTGCTCGGTCGATGTTTAACACGATTTTTTATTTCCGACGCAATTTTTGGGCCTTCTCGTTCGTTTGGCGGCATTTTATAAATCATCCGTCACCCCGTGTTCCTCGTCGTCTATCATCCGTAAAAATTCCGGCTGAAAAACTATATTAACGATACACCGCT